TAATTTTATTATTGGTCAAGAAAGTTATTACATCCCTAATCTTATACAAATAGATACATTGACATTTTTTCTCGAAAATGTGCGTTATGCCATGAAATACGAGAAAAGAAACGTCTATTTTGGTTCCAGTCGTGTTACCAATATCAATACGTTACCTTTCGAATGGTATTTTGAGCGTCAATTTGGGGGCGGTAATTTATATATTTATTTTAGTCCTGATCAAAACTATCCCATGGAAATACATGGTATTTTCATGTTGCCGACGGTTGCGCTGGGTCAAGATTTAACATTGACATTGGATCAATTTTATATCACTTATTTACGTTATGCCTTGGCGGATAGGATTTGCTCTGAATTTGCTTATGTGACGCCTGATAATGTCATTAGACAATTGGGTAAATACGAAGCCTTCATCAATAAAAATTCAAGGGTTTTGGATTTACGTCTTCAAAAGACGTCTACATTACAAAAACGCGGTAGCTTGAGTTGGTCGTTTATAAACCTTGGGCATGGATTTGTAGCCACATATTAGGGGGCATGGATGCGCATTAGTAAAGGGCAGCAAGTACCCGTTAATATTGTTGGAAGTTCTACGTTTGGACGCTATCCTAAAATCTCATTAGAAAAAACATACAATATGTTTATCTCTGATGAATGGCTGATTAATTATGCAGGTTTTCAAAGAGTTTCTGAAATTCTGTCCAGCGGAGAAGGACGGGCTTTGTTTCATTCTGTACGCGGTCAGTTTTTAATCGCTGTTGTATCAAGTTCAGTTTATAAATTACAAGCCAATCTAGCCCAGCAATTTATAGCCAATATTTCAACGAGTAGTGGCGAAGTCTTTATAGACGAGAATCTATCCAGTCAAATTTGTATTGTAGATGGACAGTTTGCCTATATTTATAATTATGCCGCTAATTCATTTACGCAGCAGACATTAACTTACCTAGGTAATCCCATCATTCCTAATTATGTCTGCTATCACAATACCTTTTTTTTAATCGCCTCTGCGCCTAATAGCATTAATTCTCAAAACTGGTATGCCTTTCAATTTGCCTCAACGAGTACCATTTCTCTAAATACGCAATTTAGTCTACAAACAAAGCCTGATAGTGCTATAGCTGTTAAACGCATTCCAGGACGCGGCAATAATGTTATTGTCTTTGGTACAACGGTAGCGGAAGTGTGGACGCAAACAGGTGGACTTCAAAACTATACACGCGTTTCATCCTTTAATATTGATAGCGGTTGCGTTTCTGTGGCTACGATTGCTGCTAGTGAAGAATTTGTCTGCTGGCTTGGGCAAAATGAGAATAATTCACCCGCAATATTTGTAACCAATGGTGCATCTATACAGCGTATATCAAGTGACGGTATTGATTATTTATTGCAGACTATCGTACACCCAGAAGATTCTACGGCGTTCTTTTTTAGGCAAGATGGGCATTTATTTTATCAGATAACCTTTTTTAATGTAGATGATAATTTGTCTCTATTTTATGATTTTAATACACAGAAATTTTTTCATTTATCGGATCAAAATTTAAATTATCATCCCGCAAGACAAGTCGTTTATTTTAATGAAAATACTTATTTCATCTCGTTAAATGATGCCAGTATCTATCAGATGGAAACAGAGTTTGTGACTTATAATTATAATCTCGATCCTAATATACCAGGCGACGTTATCCCAAGAATACGTATTTGCAAATCACTGAAACTCGATGATTCATCTCGTTTTAGAGTGTGGCAATTTACTTTTTGGCTGGAACAAGGCGTAACAAATTCTTATTTGATGAAACCGATGGGAACCGTTTGTAATGGCACTTTGATTACTGAATCAGGGGAGCATCCCATCATCACCGAACAAGGTTTTCTTATTTTGGCGGAAAATGGACAGTGTATAAGTCTTTTTGATGTACCACGGGTTGACATGTCATTTTCCAAAAATGGAAATCAATCCTTTAGCAATGTGGTAGGTGTTGATCTGAATCCACAAGGTCGATATAAAAATCAAATTAGATTTGACAGGATGGGTCAGGCGAACGAATTTACCGTACAACTCAGATTTTGGGGTATTCAAAGATTTGTGGCAAAAGATGGCATGGCGGAGTTAATGTTATGAGCCTTCCGATGTTGCCGCCATTTTTTGATATGATTTATACAAAGTCAGATGGAAGACTCGCCGCTGATGGGTATCTTTATAACGATCAAATGTTTCAAGTATTAAATCTCGCAATTAACTTGATTAATATAATGGTTAGTAGTTCTATTATTAATAATACAATTGTCAATAATGGATTGACGCCGCCGCCATTTACAACGGCACAAATTACGGCATTAGAACCTAATTCAGCTATTGGTACAATATGGTTTAATACGACACTTGCTAAATTGCAGGTAAAAACTGCTTCTGGGGTAGTTGAAACCATTACAAGCACATAAGAAAAGGAGTTTTTATGAGTTGGTTAAGTGATTTTTTTAAAGGTGGTAAAAATCCTGCTGACGCAGCGATGCCTTATCTAGATCAAATTCCAGGAATGGCTAAAGGATATTACGAGCCATATATCAATAAGGGAAATGAAGCGTACAACACCTTTAATCCTGAAATTAATCAAATGACGAGCGATCCTGCGGCTTTTCTTGAAAAGCTGATGAAAGGATATGAACCATCAAGAGGCTATCAATTACAGCGTGATGAAGCATTAAAAGCGGCTGGCAATAGTGCTGCTGCTGGGGGGATGCGCGGTAGTAGTAATGATATTTCCAATGAAGCTCGGATTGCTGATACGCTTCAAGGGGAAGATATGCAGAAGTGGCTTCAAAATGTCTTGGGTATTCAAAAGCAAGGTCAAACAAGCGAAGAGAACTTATATAATACAGGTTATAACGCATCTAATGCGCTTTCTGGCGATTTATCGAATGTCTTAGGTACTCAAGCAAGCTTAGCCTTTCAAGGGCAAGCAAATCAGAATCAAAGCCACAGTGATTTATTGTCAGGGTTAGTTAAAGCCTTGGGTAGTATAGGTGGGTGGGGACTGCCAGGTGGTGGTACGGTAGGCGGTTCTGTTGCTAATAGGTTTATTTGAGGGATCAATCATGGCATTTAATCCGATTAATTTTGCAAATATAGCCCCTCAATGAAATCCTTTTTTTCGAGATTTAATCTAAAATTTAGCGACTGGTTATCAAGCAGGTCAATTGCCTGCTCAATTGGAACGAAAAAGGCAACAAGAAGAGATTGCCAATGCTTTTAAAAAGTTACAACTTGAAGAAGAGCCACAAAAATTTGGCGAAGAATCGCAGGGAAGACAATTACAGAATGCAATGCAAGCCTTATTAAATCAAGAACAGCCGCAAAAATTTGGGTCTGAACAATCAACGGCGGCTATACAACGTGCCTTATCACAAGCCAATATAAATAAAATAAATACAATGACACCATTAGAAGCACAAGCAGAACGCCTTAAAAATGAATGGTATCCAAAGCTTTCTCAATCACAAATTGATTCTGCAAAAGAATTAGCAAAATTAAGAGCATCTGGTGTTTCTGGATTAGGTACAGGCGGAAGAGAAGAGATATTGTTTCAAAATCTCATTGCAAAAGATAATCCAAATTTAACACCAGAACAGGCATACGAAGCATCAAATGCCTTAAGGGAAGGGCGCGATACGTTATCAGATGGAACGAAAATCAATCCTTTATCTCCTGCGGCGCAATCTTCTTTTGATAGATTAACGAGATATGGAACGACAGGCACACTAATTACAAATGCTAAACTGGCATCACAAGCAGAAAAAGAAATGGGTGTCTTAGGGAAATATATCACAAAAGCTTGGGAACCTTACGGCAATACCTATGCTGGTTATAGTCCCGAACAAATTATGAATACCTTCTCAAACAAGAAGGAAGATCAACTTAAATTAGGAAAATTAGCCGCAGCCCAACAATTACAAGTGGATTTTGCGGCTATACAAAATAGATTAAATAGCGGTCAATCAACTGCAAGTATTACAAATGAAATATTAAATAACAGTGAACTAAGAATTAAAACTCAATGGCCGAGAATGTCACAGGTTGCGCGTCAAGAAGCCATGCGATATTTAACAGAAGCATTGCGAGAAGGACTGAAAGCAAGACAAGCAGTGCGTTTAGGAGCATCAAGTGTTAATCAACCAACAAACATGACTACTTCAAAAGAAGTAGAAAATATTGAAGAGGAAGGAATAATAGACGGTAAATCTGTTGTTAAAACAAATGGAAAGTGGCATTGGAAATGAAAGAAATCACTGATCCTAATATCTTAAAAAGATTAAATGCAGGTGAATATGAAAAATCAAAAGAAATCACTGATCCTGATTTATTGAAAAGATTAAACGTGGGTGAGTTTGAAAAATATAATACTTCATTTAAAAAACCGAGTATTGCGTCTGATATAAGCGAAAGTATAGCCAGTATTCCTGGATCGCTCCTTGATTTTATCGTTAATTTGCCAGGACAAGCGGCATCATCTGCGAGTCAGATTGTAAAGAATCCATTGAGAGCGACTGAAAACTTAGGCGCAGGTCTTCTTGAAGGTATTAAGGGTGGTATTAATATAC